TTCACGTCTTACCGACTTAGCAACAACCTGTGCACCATTATTGAATGCTGAAAATAGGTTAGCGTACTTCTCGTGCTCGATTAAACGAGACTGTACTCGTGCTCCTACACCCTGAAGTGTACGCACTGCTGGCATAGCAAACTTTGTGCGAGCAGTAATTGCTTCGCCTCTACGTGCAAGAAGTCCTGGCTTTAGAACTCCAGCCTGGATATCACCCTTAAGGAGATACGGGCTAAGAATGTCAACAATGTCATCTGGAGTTGTAGCATCAGCAAGTGCTCGTGCTACATCGTGGCTAATCTTGCCATCTGCTTTACGCCAGATTTGCTTCCAGTCAGTTAACTCAACGAGTTTATCAACTGCTGCAGTTCCGTGACCAGCGGTCAAGAAGTCAGCGATAGCCTGATATGCGAACTCTGGGCGCTCTGCAGTTTGATTAATGTTAGCAAGACGCTGAACATCTATCTCCCAAGCCTTACGCTTATCCTTGAGGCTAAGAGTTGCATCAGATAGTTTCTCTGAAAGAGTACGCTCTGCTTTCTTAGCCTTGGCAGCCTCACGAAGAGCACGCTCATTCAGTGATTCCATTGCTCTCTGTGTTTTAGAACGCTCTGCTACCTGCTTGATAGAGAACTTTTCAGCCTCAGATGCTTCCTTAACGAAAGCCCTAGACTTCTTTTCAAGTTCTTTAGCAGCAAGGAGTGCATCCTGTGTTACAGGAGTCTCTGGAATTAAACCCTTTGTTGTAGCGAGTTTTTCTTCTAGTGCTTTAATAGATGCTTGTAGATTGTCAAGGTCATCTGATGTATACATCGGAGAACGACCTGCTGCAACAGCATCTGAAATTTCTGACTTGACTTGCTCAAGTTGCTTTGTCTGCTTGATTAAAGCATTCTGTGTACGCTCAACTATTGCAGGAGCCTTAAGTGCTGCCTCGATAGCCTTACGAGATTCAGTGGCTGTATTAGCCTTCTCAATAAGTTCAGCCTTCTTTGCTGCAATCTCGTCAAGACGAGCCTGTGCAACACGTACACTTACTGAAGATTTAATTGTATCTTCGGCTTTGCCAGTAGCAGCATCACGTGCATCACTTGCACGCTTTGTTAAAGTTTCAGCGTCAAGGTTCTTGACTGCATCTGCTTGAGTACGAAGAGCCTTAGCGGATTCAATGACCTGCTTCTCTACTTCTTCAATCTTTGAAAGACGCTCCATAGTTTCCGCTGCAGCCTTAAGAGCACCTGATGCTTGCTGTTGTTCTGCAAGTTTTCTTAGTTCTCTAATCTGCTGACCTTTGGCAATGCCTGGGTCAAGGAAGAATGAGCCAGCAATATCTGCCGCTAGAGCAATGTTTGCTCCTGCTACGGTCTCAGGATTTCCTAATGTGAATACATTCGAGAATGAATCACCAAATAATGTTCTTGGTCGGTAGCCAAGGAGTTTGCCTTCGTCATTACGAATTGCAATCTTTGCTGCACCAAGTGAAGCCTGGCGAGCCTTGTGCCCAATACCAATTTCTTCAGAAGCAAAAAATCCTTCACCCATTTGGATGTCAGGGAACTTTCCTTTTTTAGCATCAGCAATTGATTTGAGTGCAATCTGACCGTACTGAGTCTGCTCTAAAGTTCTATCAATAATCTTGCCTTTTTCTTCACCGCTAAGGAATGGGTTAATACCCAAGCCTGCGGTTAATCCAGATACAACTCCACGATTCTGGACCTCTTCACGAGTTACTCTATATGTTGCATCTACGAACTGAGGAATTGCGCTGAAGGCTGTGATTACACCACGAGCACCAAACTTAATTGCTTGCCAAACTTGACCGCGCTTAGTATCCTTAAATGCTTCAGTCTCTCGCTTTGTAGCAACATCTTTCTGATTAGCAAGACGTTGTTCACGAGTTGACGCATCAATATTAGCAATGCTTGCTGCTACGCCAGACTTGGCATCTACACCTAGTGCAGACAATGACTGGAGAACACCTGGAGACATAATGTTTCCCTGTGCGTTCTTCTTAATCAGTTCAGCCTGTGCAGGATTTATGCCTGCTGCTGCAGCGTAAAGCGCCTCAGCATCAAGTTGAGCCTGTGAGAGTACGCCTGAAAGTTTTTTCTGGTCTGCCACTACTGCACCATTTGCTGTGCTTGAGCATCCATTGTCTCAACAAGATAACGCAGGTCTTCGTTGCGTGGATTCTGTTGGTAAAGCGCACGAATAATTTGATATGAAGGGTCCTGCTGTTGAGCGAGACCTACAGGAAGTGGGTTAACTTCTGGACCAGCACCATCACCGAATGGCATACCGTATGTAATAGGGCGGTCAGGTGTCTCTGAAGGTGCGGTGATAGGAGTAATCTCCGGAAGATTCATATTTGCCATACCAGCAGGTGTTGCTGGTTGCTGACCCATAGGTAGACCTGAGTTCGCTGCTTGGTTAATTTCTTGGTTCTGTCCGTATGCAAAGCCTGTGTAGTTGATGTTTGGAACACCGTCGGCTGAACCGTTACCACCTGTTGCTGAAACACCTGTGTTATTTTGACCTGCTGTTGGGCGGTATCCGCCACGTGGGTCTTGAGGTGCAGTAGTCACGTTGCCTCCTACTTAGAATGTTTGAATTGTGTTTTGGATAGATAAGGACCTGCGGTAAAGGCTGTAAGTTTTGATGCAATTTCCATTGCTTCGTAAGCATCTGCCCCTGCGTGCAGTGCTCCGAGTGCATAAGGTGCACCAGAACCTGCAGCGTAAACTCCGCTTATGTTCTTACTTACTGCTAACTCGTGGTCGATATCAAATATCTCACCGCACAATGCTATGAGAAATTGAAATCTTTGTTCTGTCTTTGGCTCATCAAAGTTAAAACCATTTGATGAAAGACATTTACGAAGCGATGGCATCGACTTTGTAATAATAAAATGAAACAAATCCTTCTTGTCGGACTTTGTTGGAACTGGTGGTTCCCAGATATGTTGTGCTACATCGCAAGGTAGAACCTCGCCTGAGCCTGCAATCAAGTAACCATTTGATTCTGAAATCTTTTTGACACTTGGATGAGTGTAGATATATCCGCTGTCATCTGTAGTCCTGCTATCAGCAACAAGGACACAACTATCGTCGTATTCGATACCAATCAGTGTTGTCATTGTCCCCTACTTTGTTATCTCTTTGACGTAGTTGTCACTCTTGCTGAACCCTTACCGCTTGAGGTAAGTGCTGAAATAAGTGTTTGCATATCTGGTCGTTGCTGCATAGCAGGTGCTTCACCTGGCATACCTTGCGGTGCGCCTTCTGGTGGAAGAGCGCCTCCTGCTGGAGAAGCGGCGGGAGCAGGGGACGGTTGCTCAACCATAGGTGCTGCCCCAGCAGGAGGAACTTGTTGCTGCGGAGCGAAGGTTGCTTCAATCGCATCCTCAAGCGCCTGTCCCTTTTGGCGTGCTTTGATAACCGCAGCAATTTTACGAACTACCTCTGAAGCATCTCCGCCAGATGCAGCCATTTGTGGGATGGCTTGTGTGTAGGCAGTAATGGAACCAAGAAGAGAATCTCTCATCTTCTCAATTTCAATCTTTTCTAATTCCTGTGTTACGTTAACGGTGAATGGGAGTTCACGCATAGCCATATCTTTGGAGATAAGACCGCCACCAAGTGCTTGAAGCATAAAGATAAGTCCCTGTGCAGGGTTCAAACCAGCAAGCATTCCGTAACGAACATCGGCTGAGTAGTCAGACTTGATGTCCTTAGAAGGCTTGTATGTGATTTCGTATGGGGAACCAGCGTCGACACCACGAATGGTCTTCTCTTCTGGGAAAATTCTTTCATCAACTTCAAAGCAAGTGCTGATTACATCACGAAGTGCTGCAGCAAAGATTGCTTGTGCTGACTTAACCTGGGTGTCAAATGCACCCATAAGAGCCTGTACGCCTTGTCCAGTGACAATAGAGGCATCAATGTTTCCTGTACGTCCTTCAGGATAACGTGCACCTACTCGGAGTTCCTGGTTGAGTAGTTGCTGTTCTGTAAATGCTCCCGCTGGCACATTGAGTTCCACGCGACGAACACCCGCTGGGTTAGATGTACGGATAACCGCATCTCCACCCAACTGTAGTTCCTGTACATCCTGTGGAAGAACGATAGGAGCCTGAACGCTCTTCTCTGCTGCTTCCATTGCAAGCAACGCAAAGCGGTTGCGGAGCAACTGGATACCAAGAACATCATCAAATTGTCCACGTAGTTCACCGTCGATAGATGGCTTACGTGCGATGACTACCATCATCTTACCGATAGGATTTGCAGCCTTCGATAGAACTAGGTTGTCCTTTGATGGGATATAGATGACCGACTGGTCTTTGTCGTAATAGCGAATTAACTCAACCTGAGCATTCAAGTCCTGCTTGTAACCCATAGGTCCAAGGAGCATTGAATCGTATTCAGGGAACTGAGTAACGAGTTCGCCTAGCGTCATCATATATCGTTTTGCAAATGCAACACAGCGTCCGTAGCGGTCAAACTCTGGGTAAGCCCCCACTGGGTTTTCTACGCGGATGCGAGGCAGTTTGCTTTCTTCGTCTAATTCAATGATGAAAGGGACGAAACCAAATGTTATGTACCAGTCAGCGCCTGAGTACATATGTACAGCCAAATCAGAATGTTGGAAATAGTTAGCAGCAATGCGAGTGCGCTTATCTGCAAAAGAACGTGCACGGTCATTGACCGCATTGGCTGCAGAGCAATTAACCGCTGGAAGCGGAGCCATAACTTCAGATAGGTCACGGGCTACGATGTCGATAAAGTTTGCGACTACGTTTGCATCTACGCCATCTGGGAAGAAGTCTGGGTAAACCTCAGAGATTTTTCCTTTGCGGACAGCAAGGACATCGAGGTTGCGTGCATCACGCTCATTGTTGCGGTAGCGTAGAGATTGAACTCTCGCTGCAACCTGCTCCATTGATAATGCCATTGGTTTCCTATCCGTAGTTTTGTGCCCATTGCTCTGCAAAGGCTTCGTCTAAATTCAGTGAGCCACGTGTGGACATCTGCGCCCTGGTTGCCCATCGGTTGGTTTGGTACTGTCCCACTCTGGATGACTGCTGCATCAACTCACGGATGCGAATAATCGCAAACCATAGAGCCATAACGCAGTCGGTAGGGTTCTTGGTGTCAGGCTTCCAGGTAATCAACTCTTGAACCAAAGTCTTAAGACCTTCGGAGCCTTCATTAGAAGGCAGTTCGATGATGTTGTTATCTTGGAATCGTCCATCACGTGCATTGCCAAAGAGCATTGCCATAGATGCCACACCAAAAGATGTGTCCCACTTATTCTTACCAGTGAAGTGTGAGTTCAACTGGCACCCATACTGGGCTAGAAAGTTTCTTAAATTATCATCCAGGGCGTAAGCCTTCTGGTGAGCGTTAATTTCAATACGCAGTTCTTGTGGCTTGTACTTCTCAACCCATTCTTCAATCAAGGATTGAATCTTGGCTGGGCTTGGGTCAGTCATATTGACTGCATCAAGTACGTAAATCTTTCCGTCGGCTCTGTTGTAAGTAACAATGACCGCACCTGTAGCACCTGCCATAGCAGGGTCAAGACCCATAACTGTATAGGTTGACTCAAGATGCTTAGGATGTCCAGCAGTTCCTACTTTGAGAGGACCGCGCTTTCGCATTCCGTTGACGGAACCTTGGATACAGATAGGTGAGAAGATGCTGTCTTCTTGGACGTCTTCTTGCTGGTAGACCATAGCCCAAACTGACGGTGCGACTTCAGAGCGACGCGTAAAGAGAGAAGGTCCATCCCACTTGGGAAAAAGTCCGTTCTCATCCGGGTCATCCAATTCGTTTTCTTGTTGGTCTGATTTAGCCCAAAGTGTTTTCCAGTTAGCAGGCTTCTCATCAAACTCAAGAACCGCTGGCATAGCGCAGTAGGTGAAGGGTGACTTGCCACCGGACCACTGCCCTGGGTCACGGAGCATCTTGTAGAGGTCAATCGGTGCCACTCTGGTTCCAACGATAATTAACTTACCGTGTCGACCAAGACGGGTGATAACTTCCTTCTGAAGCCAGTCCATCTGTTTTTCCCACTCGTGGGCATTTGAACCCATCACAGCGTCATCGACGATAATCAAGTCAGCACGTGCACCGTAAATCTGGGAACCGATACCTAGGGCTTGAACCGTTGGGTCCTTCTCGCCTGAATCTCGACCAGTACCTAGGTAAATCATATCTGCTTGCCACTGGGTAGCATCAGCCTTATATCCACCATTAGGACCGAAGGCAACCTGTAACTTGGTATAAGCCGGATGGCTTAGTCGAGTCTTGATTGCTCCAAGGAACTTACGAGCCATACCCTGAGTCTTAGAGACGATAATGACTCTAGTGTTCGGGTTGGTCACAATTCGGTAGACCACGTAGTTGGTCGTGATGACCGTAGACTTGGCGTGCTCAGGTGGTACGTTAATTAAGATTCTGTTGAGGGCTGCCTGCTCGTAGGTCATAGCCGGATGTAGCCATCTAGGTTCCCGACCCTCAATCATATCGAACCAGTTGAGGTGGTGGGGGAAGAGTTTGGTATCTAGGAACTGCTCACAGAAGTCAGGGAACTCGATGTCCTTTAACTCCTTGAGGTCAGCCTTGATGCCCTTACCTTCTAGGCGGGCTTTTTCGGAGCGTTCCTTGAACTCAGGGTCTTGCATCACCCATTGTCTAAAAGTTGTGTCATTACGGTTGACGGTACCCATAGCACCAGTAATGGTGTTGCCCTGGGCTAGTTGGATGAGAACTCGCTCCTGGGCTTCCTTCTTGGACATATCTTGCTTACCGGCTTTACGTCCCATTTAGTGTCCCATCCTGTGCCCCTCTGGGGCATAAATATAACACCTATCACGCCTATTAAATAACGGCATAACTCTGGCGCATTCCTACGAAGTAGGTTCGATATTTATATATTATATCGAACGAGCGAAGCCCTAGCGAAGCGAAGTTCGCTAGAACTTTATAAGTTCTTGCTATATAAGATAACCCGTTGG